GGGTAGTGCTACGCAGCGAGCTTTTTGTAAGAGGTTTCTCGAACCTACGTTCGGTAAGCCTGACAAGTTTGGTAATTATATCAAGGTGATAGGTGACAAACCTAATCTATGTTTTACTGCACACCATGACACTGTGCATAGCACTGATGGCTTTCAAAAGCTAATCATTATGAATGACGTAGTGTCTGTATCTAACCATGCTGACTCTAACTGTCTAGGTGCTGACTGTACCACTGGTGTATGGCTGATACTTGGCATGATTGAGTTTGGTGTACAGGGTGTCTATGTTATCCATGCAGCAGAGGAATCTGGCTGTCAGGGTAGTCAGCAGCTTGTAGCATCTGAGCCTAAGTGGTTGAGTTATATTGACGCAGTAATATCTTTTGATCGTAAGGGTCAGAACTCTGTGATCACACACCAGATGGGACTACGCACTGCATCTGATGCCTTTGCAAAATCTTTTGCAGATGTTGTAAATATGTCACAGCTAGAGCCTGACAATACTGGTTCCTATACTGATAGCAATGAGTATGCTTCAGTAGTATCTGAGTGTACTAATATCAGTGTTGGCTACTACAATCAGCACACTAAGAATGAGGTACAAGACCTTGATTATGCTGATGAATTACTGATTGCACTGTGTCAATCTGACTGGTCTGGTCTAGTGTTCGAGCGTGATGCATCCAAGGTCGAGGACTTGTGGCAACGCAATGACAAGTACGGTTACAGGTATGATTACGATGAAGATAATACTTTTGCTCTTGAGCAGATTATTGTTGACTACCCAACTAGGATTGCAGAGCTGCTTGACCAGTATGGCTTTAACCCACACACTCTGATGGAAGAGTGCCATATTGATGATATGTCTAGGTATTATAACTACGCAGACAATTATGGTAATGATAAGTATTGGAAAAAATATATGTGACGACATGCCACACTTGATTAATTAGTAAATTAGTGTATTTTATATACTTAAAGTATACTTAAAGTTTTTTAATATTAATAGTAGTATTATTATAAACTTTAAGTATAACTATAGGTTCCTTAATGTAGGAGGTGCCTATGGAAGTAGATGACCCACATGATGACTGCTCACATTGGATAGGAAAGATATGAAATTTAATAAAGCTGTAGACAATTATCTCCACACTCGCCAGTTCTGCTCTCTCTCTAGTTCCTCCCAAAAGAACTACGAGTGTTGTCTATTAGCTTTCTGTCGTATGTCTGTTATGGGAAGACGACTTGGTAACGTGCAGCTAAACAAGCTGACCGTACCGATGTGCTCTGAGATATACGATACATGGGAGCTGGAAACATCCACCTCGAATGCAAACCATAACGCTAGGGTGTTTTCAGTTCTCATGAACTATCTCATATCAATGGAGATAATGGTGACTAATCCAATGGCTAGAGTTAAGAAACGTAGCAGTGAACCTCGTTCTGTTATATGGACACATGACCAAGTGTTATCATTTCTCGATACCGCCTTTACTAAATTCGAATGGCGTAACATCGGGCTGATCGTATTGATGTGCTATGAATGGGGTCAACGTCCAATAGATATTCGTAATCTAACTTGGGACAACGTTGACCTTGATGAGGGAGTTGTAAAGATCAGACAAACTAAACGTGGAGCTGAGGTAGAATTACCGATACCACCTAACTTAATTGCCATGCTCACCGATCAGAAGGGTGACTGGGACTTTCAACCGTATGTAGTACCTCACCACAGAGCCTCAGACGGTGCCTACAGACCGCTAACAGTTTCTCAGATGACTGGACTACTGGCAGAGGTAAAAGCTATTGCTTGCCTTCCTGACGAGCTGAGAGTGGGTGATCTACGTAAGACCGCCATTGTGCAAATGATCGAGAGTGATGTAGACCACCTAGCTATTCAATCTGTGACTGGACACAAGAATGTCAGCAGTCTAAATCCGTATAATAAATTTAGTTTAAAAACCGCAAAGTCTGCATTGGAGAGGAGACAAAGGCAATGAAGAAAAAGAAACATGAGAGAAGCATACCTGCCTCTACTTTTAGAAAGTATGGCAAGTTGTTTGCTCAAGGTAAAATTAAAGATGAATATGCAGTGGAGCTATCAGCTCTTTTCTTTTTGATGGCTGCTGATATAGAGTTCCACGATGAGCTTAGTGAGGTATGGGATGACTGGTATGAAGGACCGATACATTAAAAACCCGATGGCAAAAGACCTTCGGCAACCAAAGTATAAACAGAAAGCTATACCTGATCGAAAGAAGGGTGTAGTGCCTAGAAAGAAGAAGCACAAAGGAAAGGAGATAGAAGAATGAAATATTATGCAGTAACTTTTGCACCTCACGATACGTTAACGTATACATACGGAGTAGAGGTAGATGACCCAAACAATGCAGAGGCTGTTGCAAGGGATGATTTTAGGTTTGATATTGGCTACGATAAAGCAAAAGATTTTGAGGTCATCGGTATAAAGGAGATAAAGAGATGATGTATGTATTAGTATGGATGCAGCTGTTTAGTACGCAGACGGTAGACTACTATCAACTGGGAACGTACCCCACTCTTGAGGAGTGTCAGATCGAACTAAGTAAAGCAGCTAAAATGGTAACGCACAAGTCAGAGACAGTGGCTTGTCTAGAAGTGGATGTACAACAATGAAGGGAAAAACACCTAGTGAGTTAGCAGAGATAGAAGCTAAGAAAACGTTTGAGGGTTTTATAAAATGGTGCAAGACATCTTTTTATTGGATCATGGCAATCCTAGTTATTCTAGCATGGTGTAACTTTGGCGTAGACAATGAGACTGGTAGTCAGTATAACGGTGAAGTCTATGCACCTAGGAATATAGGAACTAAATAATGAGGAGATACAGAGAGATAGAGTGTCCCATATGTAAAGAATATTTTAACGCAACTAAATACACAGACTGTCCAAAAGAAAGTTGTAAGTCAATTCAAGATGGTTGGGATGACGAAACATCTGCACAGATTCAACAAACAAGTAGGGGTTTTAATAGATGACAGAAAACTATTGTACGACAAAAGGTCTCATGTGGGCATTTTTAACTTGCGTGTTCTTTCTAATTGGTGTACCGATTCTTATGTGGCTAGCATTAGAGGGATCATCTTGGTATAAATTGTTTGACATGATGAATCCACTATGGTAAAGCAAGAGCCACAAGAATGGCACATTGATCGCAGAAAGGGTATATCAAAAGAGATACGACCTATGACTAAAGAAGAGAGACAAAGAGCCAAGGAACGAGAGGAGGCTAATAATGGCGAGTAATGACAATCCACATCTGGCGTGTCCGTATGTTGAATGTGGATCAAGTGATGCCTTTAACTGGAACGATGATGGCTACGGTCACTGTCACTCCTGTTCTAGGTCTTATCCAATGAAAGATATGCCACAGGTATTCGATTGGGTAAGAAGCGAGTATCCATTAAAGGAGAGGAGAAACCCTATGGATATAACAATTGCGTCACAGACGCATGAGGGTATACGTGGGCTAGATGCTGACGTTGCTGAACTATATGGCATTGCCTTGCAGATTGGTGATGATGGTAGACCAGTTAGGTATGCATATAAATACCCACACACAGTCAAGTACCGACTGGTAGATGACAAGTCTAGGTCTTGGACAAAAGATCGTGGCATGGGTATGAACCATTTGTTTGGTCCTGAATTTAATGCAGGGACAAGCCAACGCATCTATATCACCGAGGGTGAGTTTGATGCTGCATCACTATACCAGATACTTGGTAAGACATTTCCTGTAAAGTCATTACCATCTGCTAGTATCGGTGAGAAGTTTATTAAACACAATTATCTTTATCTATCGTCTTTCAAAGAGATTATCTACGCAGGTGAATTAGATCCTGCAGGACGTAGAGCAGCAGACAAGTTGTATCAAGCCTTTCCAGATAAGTTCTGGTATGTACCGATGTCTAAGCACAAAGATGCCAACGACTTCTTACAGGCAGGTGATGGTAAAGACTTGATGTGGGCAGCTAAGAAACCTCAACGGTACAGCCCTGAGAACTTCTTCTGTTCTCGTGATGACTTCTCTCTTGCCTTGCGTAATGAGAATCCATACGAGTATGTATCAACTGGTCATGCAGGACTTGATGAGAAGATCCGTGGCATGGTTAAGGGTGGCTTGACGTTTATCAAAGCACCTCGTGGCACTGGTAAGACTGAGGTTATCAGATACTTCGAGACTGGTCTACTGTCTAATGAGAGTGTAAAGATAGCGTTGCTACACATGGAGGAGATGAAGTCTACAACTCTTCGAGCTATGGCTACCTATCATCTTGGCTGCAATGTTAGAACTCACGAAGATGCTGACCGTAACGGTTATACCCTAGATCAAGTAGAAGAAGCAGCAAACAAGATTGCTGACTCAGAGAACAACAGAACGATTATTTTTGAGATGCAGTCTCATGATGATCCTCTGAGCTTGCTGGACTACACCCGAATGGCTGTTACGTCCTTTGGTGCAGACTACGTCTTTGTCGATCACGTTCAACGACTAGCCTATTTATCTAACAGTGGTGTTGATGGTGCTACCAGTACATTGACTACACTTGGCTCACGTATGGCTCAACTAGCCAAGGAGCTAAACATAGGTGTGGTATTTATATCACAGGTTAATGACGATGGTAGGACAAAATACGCAGCCTCTCTTGAAGAAGAGGCAATAATATGTATAAAGATAGAAAGGGATGTAGAATCAGAGGATGAGATCCTACAGAATACAACTGAGTTTATAGTTGATAAGAACCGACCTTTTGCTAAACTTGGTAGAGCAGGTTCAGTTTACTACGACCCAGTGACCACGATCTTATCTGAAGAGATTCCATACGAAAGGAGTGATATGGCAGCATGATTGTATTTGATGTAGAAGCTAACGGATTGTTGGACAAAGCAACAAAAATACACTGCCTGTCTTATACCAGTGATGGCAAAGATTATAAAACTATCTTTAATTATTCTGACATGCGTGATCTTATACTGTCTCAGCATGGGTTGGTTGGCCACAATATTGTTAGATATGATGTACCGCTTATAGAAAAGATATTGGGTATAAAGATCAAGGCTCGCTTGTTTGATACGTTACCTATGTCTTGGGTGCTTAACTTAAACCGTTCCAAGCATGGTCTGGAATCATTTGGTGAAGACTTTGGCATTCCCAAACCACAGATTGATGATTGGCACCACTTAACTAACGAGGAGTATGCTCACAGATGTACAGAGGATGTAAAGATCAACTGGTGCCTATGGCAAGATCTTCTAAAAAGATTTTTGTTTCTATATAAAAGCAAATCAGAACTAGACAAGTTTTTCCGCTATCTAGAATTTAAGATGGATTGTGCAGCAGCAGCTGAGAAAGTTGGTTGGAAGTTAGATGTGGAGTTGGCAGAGAAGTGTGTTGCTGATCTTACAAAGCAGAAAGCTAACAAGGAAGCTGAACTGATTAGCGTAATGCCAAAGCGGAAAGTGACCACCAAAAAGAGTAGGCCAAAGAATTGTTTTAGAAAAGATGGTACTGCATCGGCTCATGGACAACGTTGGTTTGATCTCCTACAAGAGAATGGTTTGCCTTTACATTTTGATGGTGAAGTTGAAGTCATCAAAAGTTGGGAAGATCCAAACCCTAACTCTACGGACCAAGTAAAAGATTGGCTCTACTCTTTAGGGTGGGAACCTTGCACATTTAAGTATGATAAAAATAAGGAGACAGGAGAAGAAAGAAAAATACCACAAGTTCGTAAGGAAGGTGAACTTACAGACTCAGTAAAACTAATTGCAGAAACTAATCCAATGGTAGAAGTGCTTGAGGGTTTGACTGTGATGCAACACCGACTTGGAATCTTTCAAGGCTTTCTTGATTGCGAACAGGACGGTTACGTTAGAGCTGAGATTGACGGTCTTACTAACACCTTACGATTCAAGCATAAGAAACCTTTGGTTAATCTTCCAGGAGTTGACAGACCGTGGGGCAAAGAGGTACGTGGCTGCTTAACAGCACCAACTGGTTATGTTCTTTGTGGTGCGGATATGACTTCTCTTGAGGATACGACCAAGAGACACTACATGCAGCCTTACGATCCCGACTATGTGCATGAAATGTCTCAAGCAGGTTTTGACCCACACCTTGACTTAGCCAAACATGCAGGGGCAATCAAGCAGTCTGACATTGATGCTTACAACCACGGAACAAAACCAGAGCTGAAAGCACTACGTAAGAACTACAAAGTTGTCAACTATTCTGCAACCTATGGCGTTGGAGCTGCCAAGTTATCTCGAACCACAGGGATGAGTGTCCCACAGTCTCAAGCATTGCTTGATGCATATTGGAATCGAAACTGGTCAGTGAAGAAGTTTTCCGAAGATCAAAAGGTAAGACAGATCAACGGTGAGATGTGGGTACAAAATCCTGTAAGTGGTTTCTGGCATTCGCTTCGTTATGAAAAAGATGTGTTCTCTACACTTAATCAATCTACTGGTGCATATTGTTTTGACAAGTGGGTTGCTTACTATCGAACACGTAGACCAAATATCATCGGTCAGTTTCATGACGAGTCTATTAACTTAGTAAAAGAAGGAGAGCAAAATGAGCACAGTGATGCATTAAACTGGGCTATAAAAAAACTTAACCAAAAACTTAAATTAAATGTTGACTTAGGTATTGACATACAGTATGGTCAACGTTATAGTGACGTGCATTAGTAAAGGAGGCCAACATGGCTACACGTAAAATTAAACTAACTGGTATTGCCGAATGGGCAAGAGTATTTGAAACTAACCGTGACATGGACGGTTTTGACGGAGTCTACAGAGACCATGATGGTGCTTGCACTATTGACATCATTATGGACGATGATAACCTAGCTACTCTAAAAGCTTCACGTTCAATGAAGAAGGGTACGCCAGATGCAGAAGGACGTGGAACTAAAGTAAAGTTCATACGTAAATTTAATACAGGAAAGGATTGGGACAGTGGTGCACCTATTGTTCAAAAGTCTGATGGTTCTACTTGGGATATTAGTTCTGATGGTACCATTGGTAACGGGTCTACTGTAGAGGTAGAGCTGTCCGTTTACGACACAAGCCGACCTAACATTGTCGGCACTAGGTTAGACAAGGTCAAAGTTATTGATCATGTTGCCTATGTAGCAGATACTGCAGGGGATGATGCTTCGCCACCACCTGTAGCTCAAGAAGAAAAACAAAGCGAAGTGTTGTTCTAACCTCCTCCAGAAACAACTAGGCTCCCTTCGGGGAGCTACCTTTTAAGGATAAAGAATGAAAAATGTAATAGAAAATATGTCTAACCAAGAATACCATATGCGAGATGGTATATCTTCTAGTGCAGTAAAAGCTGTTTTTAAGAAGTCACTAGCACATTGGAAAGGTGAGAAACGTAATTCAAACAACCCTGCTTTTGCATTGGGTAGTGCAGTGCATGCTAATCTTTTAGAGAAAGAACGTGATCTAGTAGTAAAAGGTCCAAAGACTAAGTCTAGTGTTGCGTATAAAAACTTAAAAGCAAATCTTACTGAAGACCAGATACTTCTGACAGAGGTAGAATATAACGTAGCTAACTGCATAACTAAAGGTGCATTGGAAAATCCAGTCTGTGCGTCTTACCTCAACCATCCAGATAGATTAAACGAGGTAAGTATTTTTGCAGAAGATCCTATCTCAGGTCTTACTCTTAAAACAAGACCTGACTTAATGATTGAATCAGAACAAACAGTGTTTGATGTCAAGACAACACAGGATGCTAGCCCTAAAGGTTTCTTAAAAGAATGTATAAAGTATGGGTATTTTTTACAAGGTGCTCACTATGTTTATACCTGCAAGCTAGCTGGATATGATATAAATAAGTTTTCCTTTATAGCTTGTGAAAAGACTGCACCGTATGTCTCACACCTGCATGTTATGGGTTCTGACATTATGCATTGGGGTATGAAGCACTTACATAAAACCTTAGCTATTATTGCAAAGGCAGAAAAACAATCTGACTATGGTACAAACTGGGGTGATTACACTGTTATGGAGAAACCATCTTGGTTATAATGAGTCATGTCGAGAGCAGCTAAAGCTAAAGGTAGAACTGGACAGAATGAAATCAGAGATAAGCTATTGGAAGTATTTCCAGAGTTTGAAGAAGATGACATCAAGTCTACAACTATGGGAGATACAGGTGAAGATATTCAACTATCTCCTGCAGCCAGAAAAAAGATACCAATAACTATCGAAGTTAAACGTAGAAAGTCTGGTATGAAAACAGCCTACGATTACATGGAGCAAGCCAGTAAGCATGGGAAAGGTGAACCAGTAGTGTTCTTTCGAGCTGATAGAAAGTCCTGGATAACAATGATAAGTCTTGAGCACTACATGGACTTATTAAGAAATTGGAAATAATATGAAAGTAAAAGTGTGGGGTGTTATGGAAGGTCCAATAGCAGTAGAAGATGTAGAAGATAGTGATGTTCCGATAGGATCTAATTATTTTCTTGTCTGTAAATCAGAGATAGATGGCGTAATGGGTGAAGATAATTTTTGGTTTGAAGATTTTGATTCTGCATACGAATGGAAAAAACATTTTATGAAGAGTATCGAACCATTAGTTGTTGACATGCCCGATACTCCTGAGTATAACTAGGGATCTTTCCGATGGAGTTTGAAATATCTTTAAGAATAATAGTTGACCCAGATGCCAACTTTTTAGAAACGTTCGGAGACAATTGTGAGGTCATACAAGATTTACTTATGACAAGTTTGTATGACATAGATGATATTATAGTAGAAGAGTGTGAGGTAAACCGTGATTAATGAAACTGATATAGAAGCTTTTAAATATTATAACTCTCAGGATATGGATGACTATCAAAAGAATGCTGCTGAGACTGCTATCTATAGCAGTAAACATGCTGTTATATATCCTGCACTTGGCCTAGCTGCTGAAGCAGGTGAAGTTGCAAACAAAGTAAAAAAGATTTTACGTGATGGTGACTTTGATCGTAAAGCCATAGCTGATGAGATCGGTGACTGTCTGTGGTACATTGCCGCATTGTGCAGAGATCTAAATGTTAGTATGAATGATGTAGCTAAAACTAATCTTAGTAAGCTACAAGACAGAAAAAAACGTGGTGTAATATCTGGATCAGGAGACAACAGATGAATAACTATTTACCAACTGACTATCAAGCTTTCATACATACTTCACGGTATGCTCGTTGGCTTGAAAAAGATGGAAGACGTGAGTCTTGGTCAGAGACCGTAGATCGCTACATGCATAACGTTGTGGGCTATGACATCGACCATGATGTATACAACGAAATAAGAGAGTCTATATTAGGACTAGAAGTTATGCCTTCAATGCGAGCCATGATGACTGCAGGTCCAGCTTTAGAAAGAGATAATACCGCAGGATATAACTGCAGCTACTTACCTGTAGATGATCCAAAGTCCTTCGATGAGGCTATGTTTATCTTGCTCTGTGGCACTGGTGTTGGCTTCAGTGTCGAACGTCAGTTCATCTCTAAGCTCCCAGAGGTTCCAGAACTCTTCGAGAGTGATACTACCATTGTGGTAAAGGACAGTAAGGAAGGCTGGGCTAAGGCGTTCAGACAATTGCTAGCTCTTCTTTGGGCAGGTGAGATCTCCAAGTGGGATGTCTCTAAAGTTCGTCCTGCAGGTGCAAGACTTAAAACCTTTGGTGGTAGAGCATCTGGCCCTGCACCACTGGTTGACTTATTCAACTTTGCGGTGAGTATATTTAAGGAGGCACAAGGACGTAGGCTATCATCAATTGAATGTCACGATCTGATGTGTAAGATTGGCGAGGTTGTAGTAGTAGGCGGTGTTCGAAGATCTGCAATGATAAGTTTATCTAATTTGTCAGATGACAGAATGCGTCATGCTAAGTCGGGTAACTGGTGGGACAACAATCCACAAAGAGCTTTAGCAAACAACTCTGTTTCTTACACAGAGAAGCCAGACAGTGTATCATTTATGCGAGAGTGGTTAGCACTAGTAGAATCAGGAAGTGGAGAACGAGGTGTATTTAATAGGGAAGCATCTAAAAAACAAGCTGCAAAAAATGGGAGACGTGATCCTGACTTTGAGTTTGGCACCAATCCGTGCAGCGAGATTATTCTTAGACCTTATCAATTCTGTAATCTTACAGAGGTTGTTGTACGAGCCACTGATACGGTTAAAGACTTGGAGCGAAAGGTCAGATGTGCCACAATACTTGGGACGATCCAAAGCACGTTCACAAAATTTCCATATCTGCGAAAGGTGTGGGAGCGAAATACCGAAGAAGAACGATTGCTCGGTGTGTCTCTCACAGGGATAATGGATAACCAACTATTAACACTTAAAAACAAAGGATTGGAGAATACTCTTGAACATTTACGAGAAGTTGCTATTTCTACTAATACTGATTGGGCTAACCGCCTTGGCATTACATCAAGCGCAGCAATTACGTGTGTCAAACCATCAGGTACAGTATCACAATTGGTTGACTCTGCCTCTGGAATCCATGCACGTCATTCACATCATTACATTAGAACCGTCAGAGGAGATAACAAAGACCCACTCACACAGTTTATGAAAGATCAAGGCATTCCAAGTGAACCTGATTTCATGAAGCCAGATCAAACAACTGTGTTTTCATTTCCAATTAAAGCTCCTCAAGGAGCAGTTGTCACTGACAATGTCTCAGCTATTCAACAATTAAAAACTTGGTTAGTGTATCAAAGACATTGGTGTGAGCATAAACCTAGCGTAACAATTAATGTAAGAAAGGATGAATGGTTTGAAGTAGGTGCATTTGTTTACGAGCATTTTGATGAGATGTCTGGAGTAAGTTTCTTACCCTACAACGAACACACTTATCAGCAAGCTCCATACCAGAGTTGCACAAAAGACGATTATAAAAAATTATCAAAAATAATGCCAAAAAGTATTGACTGGGCAAAGCTTTCAGAGTATGAAAAAGAAGATACTACTGCAAGCAGCCAAACTCTTGCTTGTACTGGTGACGTTTGTGAAATAGTAGATATAGGAGCATAGTATGCAAAAATATAATAGATCTTTTCAAGAAGGTACATTCACTGAACAAGAGTTTATATCTTTGAGAGAAGATAATTTTGTAAGAAGGGCAAGTCGCACTGAAGATATACATGAACACTGGGATGTTTTAGACAAAGAGTTTGGTAAGGTAGATATTAAAGCCCCTAAAAGGCAGTATCGAAATGGACCTATTGACTACTCAATACACTGGTGGGAGTTTAAGAATGTAACTGGTAAGCCAGGTTGGGGTACACCAAATAACATAAAAAGATTTATAGCATTTAGAGTAAAGGAAGGATTTGTTTTAGTTGATCCACAAAAAGTAAATTCAATATTAGAAGACAAATGCACAAGTCATTACAGAGGACTATGGGGATTGAACACAAGAAAAGATAGAAAAGATCTTGCTGCTATGATTCCTGTAGATTTTTTATTAGAACATTGTGAACATAAAATAGAGGTATAAATATGATAAATGTAGATGATGCAATAGCAGAGCTATCTAAAGATACTATAACTATAACTGATGATAGCCCTACGACACTGACTATGGGTAATGACTATGACCCAGTAAAAAAGCCTCAACACTACGGTCAAGGCACAATAGAATGTATTAAGTATATAGAAGACTTCTTGACAGATGAAGAGTTAACAGGTTATTACAGAGGTAATATTGCAAAGTATCTCCACAGATGGCGATATAAAAATGGTGTACAAGATTTGGAGAAAGCACAATGGTATCTAAGCGCACTAGTCCAACTACAAAAGCGAAAGTAGCCAAGCCGTTTAATCAAGGCTACAGAGGTTTCTTAGTAGGAAACCTAACTAATCCCTATCCTCAAAATACAAAAGATT